GGCACCCCGCCGCAGGTCGACAACCAGAACGCGGTCGCGCAGGAGGAGTTCAACGAGGTCGACCGGCTGTACCAGCGCGCCTTCCAAGAGGTTGGCATCTCCGAGCTCAGCGCGAGCGCGAAGAAGCCTTCGGGACTCGACGCGGCGGTGGCGCTCCGGGAGTTCTCGGACATCGAGAGCGAGCGCTTCGCCCTCACCCACCAGGACTGGGAGAACGCTCACCTCGACCTGATGAACCTGGCGCTCGACCTCATCGACGCGTACGGGAACCAGGGCTACAAGGTTCGGCTCCCGAACAAGCGCTACTTCAAGGAAATCGACTACGCGGAGATCAAGCTCGCCCGCGACAGCTACACGATGCAGGTCTTCCCCGTGTCGAGCCTGCCGCAGACCCCCGGCGCCCGGTATCAGAAGGTCGTCGAGTCGATGCAGGACGGCTTCATCGACAAGGCGACCGCGAGCCGACTCCTCGACTACCCCGACATCGAAGCGGAGATGAACCTCGGGAACGCCGCGCGCGACGACGTCGACTACGTCATCTCCGCCATCCTCGACGAGCCCGAGCCGAAGCTCATGCCGGTCGAGCCGTACCAGAACCTCCCGCTCCTGGTCGAGCGCGCGACCGCGGCGTACCTCTTCGCCCGGCACCACGACTGCCCCGAGGAGCGGCTCGAGCTCCTTCGCCAGCTCATCGACGACGCGGCCGCGGCGCTCCAGGCCGCGACTCAACCCCCTGCCCTCCCCGGGGCGCCTGCCGGTCCTCCGCCTTCGGGCGCACCGCCCGGCGGTCCCCCGGGGATGGGCGCCCCTCCCATGCTTCCCGCCGGAGGGCCCCCGATGGGCGCCCGCATCGGCGGGGACATCACCGTCAACGCTGCACCTCCCGTGCAGCCCGTAGCCGGCCCGGTCGTCGCCGGCTGAGAAAGGTAGTACCCCATGCCCGAAGTCACCCCAGTACCGCGGAGCGAGCGAGTCGCCGCGGCCATCAAAGACGCAGTCGCGAGAGATTCCGCACAGAAGGGGGGCTCCGAGCCCGCGCCCGCGGCGGCGCAGGTGAAGCCTGCCGGCACGCCCGAAGTCCCCGCGGAGAAGAAGTCCGTCGAGGACCGCTCGTTCGAGCGGCTCGCGAAGGAAGCGGCGGCGCTCCGCCAGCGGGGCGAGAAGTACAAGAACTACGAGACCCTCGAGACGAAGCTCCCGCCCGGCTCGCTCGACGCGCTCGCGAAGGCGAAGCTCGCGAACGACCCCGAGGCGGCGCTCGTCGCGCTCGGCTGGAGCTACGCGGACATCGCCGAGCGCCAGCTGGGGAAGGCAGCCGAACCCGAGGACGGTGAGGCGGCAAAGAAGCCCGCGGGTGGCGGCAAATAGCGCCCCGAGCTCCCGCCGGAGGTCGCGTCAGCGCTCGCTGCGGTGGAGGAGCTGAAGGCCGAGCGCGACGCGCGGAACGCCGCGGCCAGCGAGGCGGAGGCGCGCTCGAAGATCAAGGAAGGCATCAAGGGCAAGTTCCCGCTCGTCGAAGCGCTGGAGCGCGATGGCAAGGTGGCGGACTACCTCGTCGATTTCTGGAAGAAGACCGGCCGCGGCCCCGGCGAGACCTTCGAGGAGTCGGTCGAGCTCGCCGCCATCGCGGTCGAGAAGGACCTCGCGAAGGAAAAGGAGGTCTGGCGGAAGGTTTTCGAGGGAGAAAAACTTGACACTTCCGGAAAGTCTCCTACCGTCGGCGGTGAGGCACAGGACGCCTCGGCCGGAGCAGGTTCCCCGGGCAAGACCCTGACGAACGAGATGTCGTCGGGCGGCACGAAACCCACTCCCAAAACGCGGGCCGAGATCCTCAAGGCTCTCGAGAACGACCCGCGAGCCTGGTCGAGCGACTAAGCGTCCCTCGGCCATAGCCGAGGCACACACATGTCCGTTACTACGACCACCATCGCCTACCTGCTGAAGCAGGTCTACCGCGACATCGCCGAGACGGTCTTCAAGGACCGCCCCCTCCTGGCCATGCTCTCGAAGCAGGGCGGCTTCACCGGCTCGGCGATGCTGCACGCCATTCGGTTCCGCGACACGCTCGCCCGGTCGCCCACCTTCACGACCGCGCAGACCAACGCCGCGACCTCGCTGGGCGCGACTCTGGGCGTGCAGTTCACCGTCCCTCGCGTCAAGAACTACCAGCTGTACATCCTGGAGACCGAGGCCATCCTCGCGTCCCGCGATGACAAGGGCTCGTTCCTCCGCGGGCTCACCACCGAGGTCGACTCGGCGCTGAACAACGTCGCGAACGACGTCGCGAAGGACCTCTACGGCGCCGGCATGGGCGTCCGGGCGTCCGGCATCACCATCTCTTCGACGACCATCACCGTCGGCGAGTCGGTCTCGAACTTCGAGAAGGGCATGGTCATCGTGACCGCGGCCTCGGCGACCGGCGCGCTCCGCAACTCCGGCACCGGCCAGACCATCACCGTGGTCGACCGCTCGGCCGGCACCATCGTGGTCGACGCGAACACCGACACCATCACCAACGGCGACTTCCTGTTCGAGAAGGGCGACCGTGGAACCGGCGCCTCGCCGACTCCGCTGAAGCTGGCGGGCATGGACGCCTGGTGCCCCGCCTCCGTGGCGAGCTCGGGCGACTCCTTCATGGGCGTCGATCGGTACGCGCAGGGCGACATCGCGCGCCTCGCCGGCCTCACCATCGACTGCTCGGCGCTGAACCCCGAGGAGGGCCTGGTCACCGCGCTGGCGCTGTCCTCGCGCGAGGGCGTGGCTCCTCCGGTGTGCTTCACCTCGTTCACCGACGTGAAGAACATCCAGATGGCGCTCGGCTCGAAGGCCGTCACCGAGTACATGGACGTCGCCGGCATCGGCTTCTCCACCGTGCGCGTGACCGGTCCCAAGGGCGACGTTCGAGTGATGGCCGACCAGTTCGCGCCTCCGGGCATCTGGCGCTTCATCACCCCGAGCACCTGGACCCTGCGGCACGCAGGTGACCTGTTCAACGTGCTCGACCTTGACGGTGCGCCGCTGAGCCGGGTGTACAACTCGGACGCGTGGGAGGGCCGGGTGGGCTTCTACGGCAACCTCTTCTGCGACGATCCGCACAAGAACCTCCGCGCCATCGCCCCGACCTCGTAAGCCGTCGCAGTCCAACCCTTCCTCGGCGCGGGAGTAGTCGGCCCGCGCCGGGCTCCACCTGGAGACAAGACCACATGGGTGCTCGCACTCTCATCGGAAAGCAGTACACTCTCGAGCGGGACGTCGTCCGGCTCTACGGTATGGGCATCGGCGCAGGCGCCGCGAACCTCACTGGCGTCAAGGGCAAGGGCATCACGTCCATCGTCCGGACCGGCGTCGGCGCCCACACCATCACGCTCGCGAACAAGTGGAACGGATTCCTCAACTTCGCCGCCTGCATCGTCGACACGACCACCCCCGACGACTGGGAGGTGACGCTGGTCGAGGAGCTGGTCGCGACGTCCAAGACCATCAAAATCGCCATCTTCAAGGGCGGGACCGCGGCCGAGCTCACCACCGACGAGCTGATCAAGTTCGAAATCGTCCTGTCGAACACCGCGCAGAAGCCGACGGGGTACTAACATGGGCCTCGGGAACGCACACGCGGGGACCGGCATCAACCGGGCCTTCGAATCGCCCGTCTGCCTCTTCGGGAAGGCGCTCGGCTCGACCGACACCTACGTCCTCATCGTCGACGGCATCGCCAGTCTCGACCCCGTGACCGGGACCCCGTTCGTCGTCGGGGAAACCGTCACCGGGGTCACCTCGACTGCAACCGCGGTCGTGACCGCCGTAGAGGACCTCTCCGCGACGTCGCAGCGGCTTACTATCGGGACGCTCTCCGGCTCCTTCCAAAACAACGAAGCCATCGAGGGCGGCGATATTGGCGTCGGCGTTGTGGATGGCGTCGAACAGCTCGCGCTCGCGTCCGTGAAGGGGAAGGGCATCGCTCGCATCATCCCCCTGTCGAGCGCGACCGGCGGCGGCACGGGCCGGTACGAGATTCGGCTGAACGACGCGTGGCGCGGGCTCCTGGTCGCGAAGTTCAACGTCATCGACGCGACCTCGGCGGACGACTGGGAAGTCACGATTCAGGCCCAGACCGTCGCAACTACGAAGCTCATCACCATCTACGTCTTCAAGGGCGGCGCGGTGACCAGCCTCACCGGGGACGACACGCTCACCTTCGAGCTCGTCCTCGCGCTCGACAAGACCGCACCCGCGGGGTTCTAAGCCATGGCCGCGGTGACGCTCACCACGCTCCGCTCGCTGGTCCGCGAGCGGGCGGACATGGTCGGGTCGACGTTCATCGCCGACTCGGCGACCGGGCTCGACCGGTGGATCAACGAAGCCGGCCAGTGCCTTCACGGCTACCTCGTAGACGCGCTCGGCGACGAGTACGTGGAGAGTTCGAGCGCGCTCACCCTGGTCGCCGGCACCACCAACTACAACCTCCCCTCCGACTTCTACAAGCTCTACGAGGTCGACCTCACGCTCAGCGGCACGCTGCGAACGCTCACCCGGTACAACCGCGCCGAGCGGAACATGCTCACCACGCGCATCGCCTCGTGGCAGGAGGTGCCGCAGTACATGCTCGCCGGCTCGACGATTCGTATCCTCCCGACGCCCCAGGCCGCGGCGTCCGGGACGATTCGGTACGCGCCCGCGTTCACCACGTTGACCAACGGCTCGGACACGTGCAATTTCCCCAACGGCTGGGAGAAGTACATCATCGTCTCGGCGGCGATTCAGGCGCTCATGAAGGAGGAGAGCGACGTGCGAGACCTGCGCGTCGAGTTCCAGGACTTCGAGGCGAAGCTCCGCGCGATGAAGGAGGACCGCGACCTCCAATTCCCGGTCCAGGCGGTTGACCTCGACGCCGTCGACTTCGCGAACAACTGGAGGTGGTGATGTCGTGCCTCGCAAGTGGCACTTCGTCCGGCTGATCATGCCCCTTCCCCAGTACGACAATGCCGTGGATTTCGAGCAGGCGCAGCCGCGCCTCAAGCGCGTCTTCAACGTGCTCCTGAAGATTCCGCTCCTGGACGGGGTGCTGCTCTCGGACGTCGAGCTCGCCGCGGCGACCGACGTCCCGGTGGTTCACGGCCTCGGCCGGAAGCCGCTCGGGTACTTCCCGGTGGCGCTCTCTGCGGAGATCTCCCCGTACGAGTACGCCGCGCGGGACGACAAATTTCTTTACTTGCGGTCCGCCTCCGGGGGTACTGTGGCGTTGTGGGTCTTTTAAGACCCGCTACACCCCGTTTGGAGGGTTAATGCTGCAAAAACAGCCTCTTAAGCTGAACACCACCGGCGGCATCGACAACAAGCACGACGAGGTCCTCGTCCTACCGTCGAAGCTCGCGCTCCTCGAGAACGCGCTCATCGGCGAGGGCGGGACCGTCGAGTCGCGGCTCGGGTTCGTCTCTGGGACCCAGGCGAGCCAGGCGAACAACCGTCTTGCGAAGTTTCGGAAGACGCTCATCATCGAGCGCGCGGACGGGCTCTACGCGAAGAACGGGCAACGCATCGACCCGTTTCCTGGGTCAACTGGGTATCAGGATTTCGCACGCTGCGACGCCGTCGCGACGCCCATTCTGGGATCCGCCGAGCTGTCGAACCCAAGCAGTGTCGATGTGGCGAAGGGATTGACTACCTCGTGTTGGATCTCCGTCACGTTGAATTCCGGGGGCTACGCCGGCATCGCGGGCGTCATCCTCCTCGATTCAGACGGGAGTGAACAGGCGCAATTCCTTTTGACGGACATCCTCGGGGCGACCCAGTACTTCAGCCCGCGCGTTCTCCCCAGCTCGACCGCCGGGGAGTTTCATCTCTACTACGTGAGCGTCACCGCGGGACCGACGTATCAGCTCGCACATCGGACCATCTCCGCCGCGGGTGCGCTCGGGAGCGAGACGAATGTCGGCGCGGCGATGCACTCGACGATGGTGTTCGATGTCGCGCCCGATGTGCTCGTGAATTCCACGTCCAAGTTCACTGTGGCACTGAAGCGCGCGACCGGGGACATCGAACTCCGGGCGGTCAGCTCCGCGGACGGAGTGACCGCGAGCGCCTCTGGGACCGTGACTCCGTCGATCGGCGTGGAGACGCTTTGCGCGGTCACCACGTACGACGGTACGAAGCGTCACTGCGCGTTTTTCTCGCAATCAAACAACATCCTCTACGCCTGCGGCATGACCGCGGCTGGGACGATGATTACGCAGAAGACCATGCTCACGCTCGGAGGTGGCTCGCGAATTGGTCGCATGTCGGCGACCGACGAGGCCGGAGCGACGCTCGAGACGCTCGCAATCGCGCTCGACGTCAATTCCGCAGCGTGGGGGAGTTCGGCGGCCACCGACCCGGATACCGCGGGCGTGTATGTCCTCACCGCCGCCAAGGACCTCCTGTCGGCGGCGCCGCTGAAAGTGATCGCGCGGGGCGTCCTACTGTCGAGCCGGATCCGACCACATATCGACGGACGAAAGACTCGCACTGTGTTTGGAGCCACGCGGCATGTGACCGGCGACTCGACGACGTTTGTCCTCGACCCGACCGCGGCTATCGCGGGTGGGGCTTCGTCCGGGACCGCGCCGCTCATCCTGGCTCGGCTTGCGATCGGCGAGACTTCGCTCACTGGGGCGGCGACGTGGACCGCGCAACTTCGCGTCCCCGATACGGGAACCGCGCCGACGTTCTCCGCGAAATCCACGTTTTCGTTTCCGATGATGCGATACATCTCGGCGCTCCAGACCCAGCGAAGTGCGAACGTCACGCCCATCGCCCTCTGCCGGGTCGACTGCGATACTGCCTCGCAGGCGCCCGGGTACGTCGAGCTCCAGAACGGCACGCTCCTCTATGGTGCCTGCCCGTACTGGTACGACGGACGCACCGCCACCGAGCAGGGGTTCAATTTCCGACCGATTCTCTCCGGCGCCGCGCACGCGGGAGCGGCCGGCACGGTCTCCGCAGGCACGTACCAGTTCTATGCGACGTTTGGGTGGGAGGACGCGCTCGGGAACTGGCACGAGTCGGCGCCGAGCGACCTCCTCACCGTTACCGGCGTCCTGGCGAACGAGACCATCACGTTCACCGCGTCCGCGATGAATCTCACGTGGAAGCGAAATGTGAAGCTCGTGGTGTATCGTACGGAGGCGAACGGGTCGGTTTTCTACCGCGACCAGGCGGCCAACAGCGTTCCCGGGTTCGCTACGATCGCCGTTTCGAGCGGCGGCTCGGACGCGGGGCTCCTCGGCGGCTCGCTCGTGCCCATCTCGGGAGACGTGCTCGAGAACGAGCCGCTCCCCGCGATGCGCCATGCGGTCGTCTGGGACAACCGGCTGTGGATGGCCGGGTGCGGCGATGGGTTCGACATCGCGTTCTCGCAGCCGCTCGCCGAAGGCTTCGGGGTGGAGTACAACTCCGAGTTTCGTCGGCGGTCGAATCCTGCGTTCGGCCGCGCGGTCGCGGTCGCCGAGTACGGCCAGCGGCTCGCGGTCTTCGGCGAGGACGACATCGGCGTGGTTTTCGGCTCCGGGCCCTCGCGCACGGGCGAGCAGGACAACTACACCGAGATCCAGCCGTTCGAGACGGCGCTCGGCGCGGTCTGGGAGTACCCCCGGACGACCGCGGCCACCCCTGAGGGCATCTGGTTCCAGACCGACCGCGGGATGCGGCTCCTCCTGGCGAGCGGATCGATCGCGACGTCCGACGACAAAATCGAACTTGGGTCGGAGATCGACTCGCTCCTCGGAACTCCCGCGCTCGCGATTCACTGCGGCTCCCGGCGCGAGTTGTGGGTCTGGGACCTCGATAACAGCTACATCTACGTCTGGGCGTATGAGTGGAAGCAGTGGTCGCGGCTTCGCCCGGCCGGAGAGGCGGACGGCGGATGGATGGACGCCCTCGAGACCGGCGGCATCGTCTATACCGGCGATGATTCTGGTTACCTCATCACTTACGGGACCTCGGTCTACACGGACGACGGCAACAGCGTTACCAGCACTCTCGAGACCCCGTGGCTCCAGCTGGCGGGCGTGCAGGGCTTCCAGCGCGTGTATGACCTGATGGTGCTCGGGAAAGACCTCGACGCGAGCGCGAACGTCGCTTTCACCCTGACGCCCGCGTACGACTTCGGCGCGTTCGGCTCGCCGGAGGTTTCCGCGGTCGCGGTCGCCCCGACGAACAGCTTCATCCAGTGGACGCACCCGTTCGCCCGCCAGAAGTGCGAGGCGCTCAAGCTCCGCCTGGCATGGGCGGTGAGCACGTCGCGCTTCCGCTTGACGAACCTCAGCCTGATGGTAGGACTCAAGGGGGGCCGGTACAAGGTCCCGAGTTCTCAGAGGATTTAATGCCGCCTCCCCCGCGACCATACGACGATTCTGCTCCGGGCGGGTTCACTCCCCGCCCCGCGTGGGGTCCGCCGCCGTCGGTGACGCCGGAGAGCGTCTACCTCGAGCAGCAGGCCAACTCCCACGGCGCGGGCGCGGTAGACCCGAACCGCGTCGATACGGCGGCCTCGAACTACAACCCCTACTGGAGCCAGTACGGGCGCGACCAGCAGCAGTACTACGGCTCGCGGCCGAACGTCGGCTCCGACCCGGCGAACCAGAACGCCGCGCGGCAGTATCAGGACCAGCTCCTCCAGGGGCTCCACACGCTCGCTGCGGGGGACTCGAACTCCGCCGCGCAGCAGTCGCTCCGGCAGGGGTACGACTCGGCGCGGAATCAGGCGAGCTCGCTCGCGACCACCCGCCGAAACGTCGGCGCCGGAGCCGCGGCCCGCGGGGCGCAGCGCCTGCGCGAGGGCCTCACCGCGCAGCTGAGCGGGAACTCCGCGGCGCTCATGCTTCAGCAGCAGCGCGAGGCCGAGCAGGCGCTCGCCCAGCTCTTCGCGCAGCAGCGCGCGCAGGACATCGCGTTCGCGAACCAGAACGCTCAGAACCAGCTCGGGAACCAGGCGCTGAACCAGCAAGGTCAGCAGTCGGGCGCGGCGCTCGGCCTCGGGTACGACCTCGGTCAGATGAACCAGCAG